GGCAAGCGACGGCTGCCCTGGCCAGAAGCCGAAAAAGTGTTGAACGCGCTGCGCTGATCAGGGGTCGCCATCGGCAGCCAACTGCTACAGGCCGCTGGCTCTAGGCCAATGACCCTTGCAACACGTTCCATGCGGCAGTCCAGTCGATCCGCTCCTGCTCCAAGCGAACGTTTTGTCCCCAGCGCTGCTGCTTGAGATCCCGATAAAGTTGCTGCTCATCCTTGGTTAGGAGCGTCAGTTCCGCTGCTGAATGCTGCGCCGCCCTGCGGTGAGTTTCTTGACGGCCGCTACGATGAGTGAGGTCTCAGGGCGATCCAAAGACTGGGTACCGGCATCCACGGTGATCGTGGATCGGATGTCGGCGGCATCGGATTGCGCAGCACGGGCATCGATCAGTGCGCGGCGCACATCGGCCTGGGATTTGCCGGCAGCGATGAACTCCGCCGCACGGTCGGGGCAACCGGCCAGCAGGCACAGCTCGGCAATCGCCTGGGTGGTTTGGGTGACTTCGCGACGGGCTTCGGCCACCAATACTGCCGCTTCGTCGACACCGATGGTCTCCAGCACTTTGTCTTCTTCGTTCATGGTCATTTCCTTTTTCAGGGGCGCCGCCTCAGCACGGATGCACGATCACGCCGTGCTGGATGGCTTCACGGCGGCGGCGAAATTCCAGCAGCCCGGCCCGGATCGACGAGTAGTTCACTTGTGTCAGGTCGCCGGTCAGCATCTCGTAGGTGATGCCCATCGCCGCTGCCACCGCCCGGAACTGCATGCGCAGGAATTCGGCGTAGCTCGCGCCAACGTCGGCAGGCTGACTGAACTTCACGTCCTCGCCGGGCTCCAGGATCTGCATCGTGCCCGGCTCCAGCCCGGCCAACCCTGCACCACTGGCATCCGGCAGTCCTTCACCCATCAGGTTGTCTTCAGGTGACAGGCGCGTGATGAAGCCCGCGAACATCGCAGCGGTTTTCTTGCGCACGAGCTCGGCGTCGTCGTACTGGTCCAGTTCGTTGAGTTTGACCAAGGCCCGCGTCAGCCACGGCTCCCCGCAGATCTGGCCAGGGCGCAGCGGGCGGAACAGGTGGATCACTTCGTTGGCATCCACCCGTACGGTGTCCATGCCACCCTGGCTGGACATCGGGGCCAGCAGCCCGTCATTGGGATGCGATCGGTACAGGTGGTACGCCATCCGGCGACCCAAGCGGTCGAACTCGATGCCGGCACGGATCACATTCCCGTCGGGCAAATCCCGGTTTAGGGTAGTCGGCAGATGCTCGGCTTCCAGGACCTGGATCTGCAATGCCACCGGCAGACCATCTTCGGCACGTCGGTAACGCAGCCGGATCAGGGCTTCGCCGCCTTCGAGCATGGCCCGAGTGGCCAAGGCCTGCAGACCGTAGAAGTCGGTCAGACCTGCGGCATCCGCCTGATCGCACCAATCCCACCACAAGCTGTGGATGGCCTCACGAATGGTTTTGTCCTGCACCATGCTCTGTGGTTTGATGCCCGTGCCGATGGCATTCGCCACGAAGGCTTCGATGCCAGCCGCTGCCCAAGCGTTGCGCCGCACCAGATCCCGGCTTTTGGCGCACAGCTCGTCTTGTGCCAACGACAAGGCAGCCACGGCACCTGGGTTGCCCGGCATCCAGGCCAGCGCCCGGCGTCCACCGCCAACACCGTCATAGACCGGCGTGCCGCCAAACATGCGGCGGCTGATCCGGGACATGGTTTTGAGCCAGGCCATCAGAGTGCCTTGCTGGTGGTCACACGGATCTGGCGTGACTTCGGTGCGCCGGACTCACGGGCGATGGTGGCCTCGACCTCGGCCAACGCGGCTTTGAGATCGGCCACACTGCGGTACTCGATGCTCTTGCCCTCGTAGGTCACGCGGTGCTCGCCGCTGGCCAGGGCTTCGCGCAGGGCCTGCAGGTGTTCAAGGGTGTAGGTCATGTCAGTTCATCCATCGGCTGCGCACCACCCGGCGCGCAGGCGCTGATGTGTTGCTAGAAATGCTGAGGCCACCGTCAAACCTCTGTTCTCGGGAAGCCTCGGGGGTGTCAGTCAGAGGGGCATCGGCGGGAGGGCCGACGCCGAGTTGTTTTTCCAATTCGAGCCAGTGCCGGTCCTCGAACCGGTCCAGACCAGCCGCTGCCGCAGCGGCTCGCGCGTAGACATAGCAGTCCAGCGCCTCGTTGCGCTCGCGCATCTTTTGCCACTCGCGGTGGGCAAAACCGTTGCGGTCGCGCCGGGTGATCAACTGCTCGGCACACAGTTGCTGCAGGTACTCCGCATCGACCTTGGGCAGGTGCACGTAGCCCGCCGGGTAGATGGTCGTCACGCCGTCGTCCGCCACTTCGGCGCTTTTGCGCAGGTTGTTGTAGAACTCGAGCTTGGCGATACCCCCGGCCACCGGAAACACCTTGATGCCCCGACGCAGCTTCTTGCCGCTCGCTGTGGCATCCACCGGCGTCGGGATCCCGATCAGTGCCGCGCCACCAGCGATCCCCTTGATGGGCATGAGCCGGGCATCGCGCACGCTGCGCACGAAGGCATAGGCCTCCTGGGTGGCATAGCCGGTATCCAGAGCGATCCTTGCCAGGCTCAGCTGACAGCCGCTGCTGTGAGTCCACGTTTCGCCCATCAGTTGGGCCAGGGATGACCACACCTCTGTTCTGGCGGTGTCACCCATCAGCACCCGGTGTTCCACCAGCCACGATGCCTTGCCCCGCCCAAAGGCCCAGACCGAGACTTCGATCCGATCCTTCTGGACGTCGGCACCAACAGTCAACAGCAAGCCGCCCGCGGGCACGGTGCCGACGCGGTAATCCTCACGCCGTTCCAGCAGGCGCTGCCAATCCGGCGCTTCGCCTTCCTCGACCCAGGTCTCACCCAGTTCGGTGTTCTTGAAGGTCTTGATCGCCGAAGCTGAACGCGTGTCGGACATCGCCGCCGATTCCCAGGCCCTAGCGATTTCGATCCAGCTGCGCCAGCCCACCGGGCTGTAGAGGCTGGAGAGATGAAAGCCTGCTGTGCGTCCGGCGTTCTCAGGAGCGCAAGCCTGCCACTGCCCGTTTCCCAGCATCCAGGTCTTGTGATGCTCGGCGATGGGTTCGCCGCAGGTTTCGCAGATGTAGGCCGCTGTTTCGGGCTGACCACGTTCCCAGCGCAGTTGCTCACAGCGCAGCCACTGGGGGTGTGCACAGTGCGGGCACGGCACGAAGTACCGACGCTGATCCGAGGCTTCGAACTCCCGGTCGACCGCGCTGGCCCCGGCAATGGTTGGCGTCGAGACGATCAGGATCTTGCGTCGGGCAAAGGTGCCTTACCTCACCGGGTTTGTGATTCACTGCGAGATCGTCGAAGAGGCCACGGCCGACTGAGACAATCAGAGGTTCCATTTTGGTCCTTTATGGGCTATCATGGACCCATTCAAAGGAGATTGATATGGCCGTCAACGTCAAACTGCCCGAAGCCTTGGTGGAGACCGCCAAGCACTACGGCAACATCGAGCACCGTTCGGTGCCCAAGCAGATCGAGTACTGGTCTCAAATTGGCAAGATCGCCGCAGAGAATCCTGATCTGCCCTTCAGCGTCATCCGCGACATCCTGATCGCCGACCAGGAAGATCCCGTGGGTGAATACCAGTTCGGCTGATGCGCATCCTTGTCACCCCGACCTTCGAGCGCGCGGTTAAAAAGCTGCACAAGCAGCAAAAAGCCGCGCTTGACGAAGCGGTGCGAACCGTCGCCAGCCAGCCCGACGTCGGTGAAACCAAGGTCGGTGATCTGGTCGGCGTGCAGGTCTATAAGTTCCGCATGGGCACCCTGCTGTGCCTGCTCGCCTACCGCGTCCTGGATGAGAACACGCTGAAGTTGTTGATGGTTGGTCCGCACGAGAATTTCTACCGCGACCTCAAACGCACCGAGCATTGACATGGACTTATTGACCTTGCCCTCGAAATGTGAATCCCATAGCTGAGTCACATGTTTGCTGTTTTCGGCAGAGCCGCGAGCCAGCGTTGCTCGAATTGCATAGGGCTGATGTAGCCCAACGTTGAATGCAGCCTACGGCTGTTGTACCACAGCAGCCAGTCGATAACCTCGTCCTTGGCCTTGCGACGGGTCTCGAAACGCATTCCAT